CGCAACTGAGTGGGCGGCGCAAAACGCGCGAACGTATAACGCTAATGAGGTTTATTTTGTGCGGAAGGTTGACCGTGACGACGTGACTGCGGGCGAGTGGTCTCTAAAGATTCGACGTGCAAACGATTGGGGCAACTGACGGCGCACCTGTTTTCTGGGTGTGACGCGGTAAACTAGAAGCATGGCTATCACGAACGGTTACTGCTCGCTTGCTGATTTGAAGGCGGCGTTGCGCGTGCAGGATTCCATTGACGATTCGTTGCTTGAGTTGGCCATTGAGAGTGCCAGCCGGGAGATTGACGGCTATTGTGAGCGCGTGTTTTACAGCACGTCGGGGACGCGCGTTTATGCGCCGACGAACATTTACACAGTGACCACTGACGACATCATTTCTGTGACGACTCTGAAAAGTTCCAGTGACGGTGTGACGTATGACATCACCTGGCAGACGAGCGATTATCAGCTTGAGCCGTTGAACGGTGTCGCCGGTGGGCTTGTTACGCCCTACACTCGGATTCGCGCCACGGGTAATTACTTGATGCCGTCTTTCTCGGCGGGCACGTTTTATGAACTTGAGGCGTTGATTCAGGTTGTGGGTGTGTTTGGTTGGTCTGCTGTTCCGGCGGCTATTCGTCAGGCTACGGTGATTCTTGCTATGCGTTTGTTTAAGCGTTTGGATGCGCCTTTGGGCATGATCAGTAACGACCTTGGTTCTATGCGTGTGGGCCGTTTTGACCCGGACGTTGAGGCTCTCGTGGCCCCGTTCCGTAAGGTTGGTGCGGCCTAGTGGCTATTGCTGAGATTCGTGCCGGGTTGGCGGCGAATATTGCCACCATTTCGGGGTTGCGTGTTTCGGCGGAGATTCCGGATAACCCGTCACCACCTATCGCGGTGATTGCGTTGAACAACGTTTCTTACGACCTTGATTTCAACCGTGGGATGACGTTGTACAACTTTACGGTGACGTTGATTGTTGGCCGTGTGGCTGAACGGGACGCGCAACGGAAACTTGACGCTTACGCGGGTAACGGTGAGCGTTCGATAAAGACGGCGGTGCAGTCGGATCGGCAGTTGGGCGGTTCGGCTTTTGATTGTCGTCTCTCCGAAATGTCAACGATTGGTGCGCTAAACTTAGGTGAGCAAACATATCTCGCCGCAGATTTCGCAGTTCAGGTCTACGCAGAATAATGGAGAAATAAAAAATGGCTAAATTCGTTTTGACTAACGTCGTAACGACAATCAACGGCACAAACTTTAGCGACCACCTCGCTGCCGTCACCATTGACCTTTCAAGCGATGAGGTGGAGACAACCGCGTTTGGTGGTTCTGGTTTCCGCACCCGCGTGGCAGGTCTGAAGGATGGAAGCATCACGCTTTCGTTCCACAACGACTTTGGAACTAGCGGTTCAGACGCGGTTGACTCGACGATTTGGAACTTGTTTGGAACGAACGCCACGGTGGTCGTCACCCCGGCTGGAACTCCTGCAAGCGCAACCAACCCGTCATACACGGGCGTATACCTGGTATCGCAGGTTAACCCGATTTCGGGCAACGTGGGCGACCTTGCTACTCGTGATGTGACTTGGCCTACGGCTGGCACTGCAGGTATCACGCGAGGCACTGCCTAACCATGAATCCCATTAACCTACTGATCAAGTTCATTGATGGAACGTCGCGTGAAGTGACGGCTGTTGTTGCTGACCTAATGGCGTTCGAGGACAAGTTTGACAAGTCGGTTGCCGATTTCCAAAAGGGTGTGCGCCTGTCTTGGCTGGTGTTCATCGCGTGGAAGGCCGAAACTCGGACGAAGCAAACCGCGCTTGAGTTCGAGCCTTACGCTGAAACCATCTCTGCCGTTGAGGTTCCTGAAGTAAAAAAATAGCGGGTCTCGGCGCAACGTCGGTTCATTGGAATCTTGCTGTGATTGCGTGCGAGACGGGCATAAGTCCTCGTGAGCTTGTTCAACTGTCGCCGCGCATGTTGTGGACTATGGAACGCTACCTAATTGCGAAGCATAAACCGCGCTCGTAGGCGGTAAACTTGGCTTAGGGAGTTCTTGATGATTGCTTATGATGTGCGCGCTGATGGTGTGCGTGACATGGTGGCGCAACTCAAGGCCATTGATCCGAAACTTGCGACACAGTTTCGCAAAGAGTTGCGGGGCACTGCACAGGATATGGCGAGCATTATCAAGGCGCGTATTCAGGTCACTCCGCCGTTGTCTGGCATGGCGGGATATTCTGCCCGTTCCCTGATCTGGCAGGGTGCTGTGACGAAGGTTTCTATTTCGTTGACGGGTTCTCGCAAACGTGACGTTACTCCGCTTCTTGCTATCAAGGCGGATTCGCCTAAGGGCGCGCCTGGTTATATTGCGGCGGAGAAGGCTGGTTCGTTGGGGGCTTCGGGCAATACACCTCAGGGCACGCATTTTATTGCCATGATGACGGAGAAGTTTGGCCCGTTGAAGGGTAAGGGCGGTAACCGTATTGCGTGGAAGTATTTTTGGGGGCAACGCGCTTTGTTGAATCGGGCGGCGAACAGGGTTGTCGAGAAGTTTGAACGCATTGTCACGAATGAGATGGATCGCTAATGCCTATTAGTCTTAATATTCTTTCGAAGTTTGATGCTAAGGGTATCGGGCAGGCGACGAGTGGCCTTGACAAGCTGGGCAAGGTTGCTGGCGGTTTTGGTATTGCCGCGGGTGCGGCGTTTGCGGCGGCTGCTGCGGGTGCTGTGGCTTTTGGGATTGATTCGATTAAGGCGGCTGCCGAGAGTGAGGCTGTTGCTCGTTCTCTTGAGCAGATTGCGAAGAACTCGGGGGCGTTTGGTAAGACGGCTGATGAGGTTAAGGGCGCGGTTAAACAGATCACGTCGTTTACAACTGAGTTGTCAAAACTTACGGGTGTTGACGATGAGGTTATCAACTCGGTGATCCGTGGCTTTATTGCTGTTCCTGAGTTGGCGGGTAAGGGTGTTGACGGCCTAAAGAATATGGCGAAGGTTGCCCTTGATGTTGCTGCGGGAACGGGCAAGTCTATCGAGCAGATTGGGTCCGCGTTTATCAAGGTCGCGGGTGATGAAGAAACCGCGCTGAGTAAGTTGCTTCGTGCAGGAATCGTTTTCACTGACGCTCAAAAGGATATTTACAAGCAGACGCTTGAGACGAATGGTGAGATCGCGGCGCAAGATTATTTGCTTGGCGAACTTGGCACAACGTTTGAGGGCGCGGCTGAGGCTGCCGCTAATCCGTTCCTGCGTTTGCAGGCGATTCTTGAGGACTTTCAAGAGAACCTGGGTAGCGCGTTTCTTCCCGCCATTGAGGAGGCTATCCCGATTATTCAGGAGGCGGTTGATTCGTTTGTGGCTTCGCCTGAGTTTGCTGATTTTATTCGTGATGCTTCGGCTGGCTTTTCGGAGATGCTCGAGTTTTTGCCGGATGTTCTTGACTCGATGACCAACTTGGCAAATGATGCTATCCCGCTCTTGAATGAGCTCTTGCCGGTTTTCAATAATCTTGTGACTCTTGGTTCACAGGGTTTGGGTGGCATGGCGAAAGAGTCAGGTAACGCTTTTAAGACTTTGACGGATGTTGCTTTTGTTATCCGGACAATTACCGATTTTGGTGTTGGGTTTAATAAGTGGTTGGGTGATTCTCAGCGCGCTATTGGTGATTGGGGAGGGGTGTTCAAGGGCATTATTGATGCAATTATGGGCGCGTTGTTTCCGTTCCAGACTGCACTTGATCGGGTTGTGACCGCGATTCGTTTTATTACCGGTCAGCCTATTCAAATGCCAACTTTGCCGACTAGCGGTTACGGTAACCCTGCATTCGCCAATATCCCCCGCATGGCTGAGGGTGGCATTGTGATGCCTTCTCCTGGCGGTTCGATTGTGAACGTGGCTGAGGCTGGTCGGCCTGAGGCGATTATTCCTCTTGACCGTTTGGGCAAGAGGGGCGGCGGTGGTGCAACGTACAACATAAACGTGACGGCTGGTGTGGGTGATCCTGCTGCTATCGGGCAACAAATCGTGACGTACATTAAGAAGTTTGAGCGTTCGGGTGGCCCCGTCTTTGTGAGCGCGTAATGGCTCAAGGGTATGAGTGGCGGGTTTCGCTCGAGTCTCCAACGGGCTTGATTTTAGATACGGGCGCACTGAATGATCCGTCTACAGGCAGACTCGGTAACTTGACTGAGGATTTGACTGATTCGCGTGTGATGATTCGTTCAGTGTCTTTTCAGGGTGGGCGCAACCGGGAACTCGATACGATACCGCCGGGAACTTTGACGATTGTTTTGGATAATCGTGAGGGTATTTGGAATCCGGACGATGTCGCTGGGCCTTACTATGGGTTGCTGTATCCGGGAAAAGGTATTCAGGTTGCCTATGTGAACAAAGTGCCTGGTTTGTATTTGGATTTTGCGAATGGTGTCTTTTGGGGCACTATCACCAGTTGGACGTATGACTACGATTTGAACGGTGATGCTGTTGCGATTGTTTCCGCGAAGGATTCGCTCGGTCGGTTGGCGGGTATTGATATTCCGTCAACTGCCGTTCCTCAGGAAAAGACTGGGGATCGTATTGCTCGGATTCTTGCGTTGGCTGGTTTGAACGCTTCTCAGTGGAGTGTTGACGACGGTTACTCGACGCTGGCGGCGGAAACAATTTCGGGCGATGCTTTGCAGTTGGTTCAGAATGTTGCCTTTCAGGAGCAGGGTTACGTTTTTTCTTCTCGGAACGTGATTGTGTTTTCTCAACGAAATTCGTTTCAAGAGAACCCTGAGTTTTATTTCACGAACATAGCTGGTTCGCCAAATGCGCCAGCGAATGTTTACACGATTCCTTTTTCGTCATTGGCGGTTGCTTACAGTGATGACACGGTGGCCAATAGTGTGACGACGGTTTCAACTTTGGGGACTGCCGTTGTGACTGATGCGTTGAAGGTTGAAACGTATGGCAAAACGTCGAAGTCTTATGATGTGAACTATTCGACCTTAATGGAGCAGACAGCGTTCACGAATTATCTTGTGACCAACTATGGTGCGCCTCAGTTCCGTCCTGACTCGATGACAATTTCTCTTGACGGTGTACTCGAGTTGCCTGATATTAACGCTTTGCAAGATGTGAATGGTTACACGGCTCTTCTTTTGGCTTCGATCACGAAGTATGGGTTTCCGGTCGTGGTGGAGTTTGCACCTGGCGGTTCGGGAAAACAGTTATTGGAGTATCTTGTTGTCTCGTCGTGGAGTCATTCTTCGACCCCTTCGCGGTATGATGTAACTATTGGGTTTGAACCGGCAACCTTTTTGGGTGTGTTCCGTTTGGATAACGGTGATTACGGAATTTTAGACACTAATTTGTTGGCTTTTTAGGGAGATAGATTATGGCTGGTTTGGGTTATCGCGCCTTTGCTAGTGGCGAAGTTCTGACAGCAAGCAATTTACAGGGTTACGCTGTTGACCAGAGCGTGATGGTGTTCGCTACGGCTGCGGATCGCACGACGGCTTTGGCTGTGCCTTCTCAGGGCATGGTGTCGTTTCTTGAGGATTCGGGCACGACGTGGCAGTATTTTGAGGTTTACAGTGGCGGTAATCCGGGTGGCGCAAAAACTGCGGGGTGGTATCCGACGGGTTCTCAGGCCGTGTTTTATGGCACTGCAACTCGTAGCACAGCCTCGGGCACAACTTATTCTGCTGGTTCGGCTTCGTTTACTTACACCGAGTTGTGGGATCAACTGGCGTGGCGTGACCCGTCAACAAACCCTGACCGCATCATCCCTAAGTCTGAGGGCTTATATCGTGCAACGGTGAGCGCACAGTTTGCGGCTAACGCTACGGGTGGTCGAAATGGAGGCATTACTCGTAACGGTGCTGACCTGACGGCTTTCTACGGGACTGGGGCCACTGTGAGAAATTTCTCGGCGACCGGGCTGGCTTACATGAACGGCTCGACGGACTACTTCACTGTTGGCGGTATTTCGCAAGACAGCACCGTGTCTTTGACCGTGAGTGTTCAAGTGCTTGTCGAGTACATTCGGCCTTCTATCGTTTAGTGGGTAAGAGAATGACGGAAGCAACCATTGGTGATGTTCTTATCGCTTTGGCGAGACTTGAGCAAAAAAGTGATGCGATGATGGAAAAACTTGACCGGCTGGAACGCGCTACCGATAACCACGTTAAGAAGATTGCTGACCTCGAAACCAAGATTGCACTCTTGGAGCAACGGCAGGGGCCGAAGATTCATTGGGTGACGTGGGCTGTTGGTTTCATCGCCCTGGTTGCTTTTGCGTTGGAGCTTATCGGCCGTCTTGTTTCCGGCTGATGGGTGACGCGTGGGGCGGTTACAGTAACGGGCAAATCCCTTATACCGCGATGAGGCAGGTTAGCGGCGAGTGGTTTGAACCGGATATGGCTGACCGCATGGACTGGTTGTTGGCGACGTGTGAAGCGCAAGGTGTCACTGTGCGCGTGAATGAGGGTTATCGCCCGTTGGGTGTTCCTGCTGACCGTTATGTGTTGCGTGAGTCTGAAACAAGCACTGCGGGTGCACCTTTGTATCACGGGTCAAACCAGTGGTTTCAGAAGGGCCGTGAGGATCGCGGTGAGACACCGGATGCGGGTACGCCGGGGTTCTCGAGTCATGGTTGGGGTGTTGCTGCCGACATTCAACCGGGACGAAATAATGACATTGTGTTGGCTGCGTGCACTCAGGTTGGTCTCATTTTCAATGTTGCCAGTGAGTCATGGCACATGGTCGCTCATGGAACGCCTACAGTTGATTACAAGCCTAAGAATTACTCGAAGAAACGGAAACACGGCATGGTTTGGGTTGGTTGTAACGCTACTGGTGGCCGTTACATTGTTGCGCCTGGTTATATTCGTCAGACGAACTGGTTTGATGCCGGTGAGGTTGTGGTGCAGTCTGCGCTGGGGAATATTGTGGTTGTGCAGACTGAGGCACAGTTGATTAACTTTCTTGCGTTGATGGATGTTTCTGCCGCGGTGTTGAAGGCGTTGCCGTCGTTGCCGAACCGGACGTGGTCACGCGAGTTGGAGATTCTGGACAAGATTGCGAAGATTCCGGCGTCGGGTGGGGCTACCGCTGATGAGATTGCTACGGCTGTTGATAAGAAGCTTGCGCCGAGTTTCTCGGTTATCCCGAAAACGGTTAATGATGACGTTGCGAAACGTATGAGCAGTTAGGACAGTGATGAACATTTCAGATAT